AAAGTTACAGCGAACACCTCTGATACAAGTTTTGCCGCTAGTTACGTCAGCAGACTCGATGAATGTTGCACCTGAAATATCTAGATAGTAAGTGGCTGTTCCGCCGACAACATCGATCATTGCATCGGTAGTGGTTCCGCCATTAACTAATCTCAGCACTGAGTCAAGGTTAGTTACAGGTGATTCGATAGTTATTTCCACCCCACAGAATCTTCCTGCCGTGGAGATTGGATTGTATGTGCCGTCGCCGGTCACGATGAACTGCCCGGCATTAACCGAGTTGGCCACCGTGAAATCGGCTGTTCTGGTGTCCAGTTTGAAAGAACCGGCCGACAGGGCGGTCATTGCATCGTCGCTCTCATGGATTACATGAGATTGCGTGCAATAGCCCTCACTGCATAATCCACTGATCGTTAATCTCGGCGCACAACCGACGGCTGTTAATCCAGCGTCGCCATCACCGGAAACAGTGACTTTCAGGTATGAAGCGATCAGGTCGTCACAGTCACCTGCTCCTGCGGAATGGTTTACATGTACGGTGTGGGCAATAACCGCGGCACCGGGATCAGTGTTGAGTACCATCGGGGTACCAGACGATCCCATGTTAAATAAACCGATTCCGGTTGTGGTTTCGTCAAGCTCAATGGTGATTTTGGTTTCATCTGTTCCCAGGGTAGTGCCGAAGGTCATTTTCTCGTCGTCTAATAGCGCATTGTCTACGGGGTCCCAATGGACCTTCACGGCAATGGCCTCGGTTGAACCTGCGTCAATATTCCCCAGGGCATAACCGAAAGGGATTGACGCCGTTGCTATTTTGCTGATTACGGCAGTAGAAGGATCGATATATAGCCTGTCGCCACCTGCTACGGCGCTGTTTCCAGCGTCATTAGAAGCCACAACGTCAAGGTTAAATATCCCCTCAGTGTCAATGGATATCAGGTCAGTTGCAGCAATGGCGGCAATACGGGCTACACCAACAAGGTTACCGCACACGATAGGGTCTCTCTGGTCTACCAGACCGTCGGCATGAGAAGGATGGGTTATTTCACTCTCTAATAGAGTTAGTATTCTCCCTTCATCGGACGATGATATTTCATCGCCGGGGCTTAAAGCGTCTGCTATAGGGTATACTCCAAATGCTGTCATATTTATTTACCTCCTAGTTAATTTATCGTCCAGTAACTGCGGTCTCGATCTGTTCATCGGACCATTCCGGGTGTAAGCGTTTGAAACTTTCTTTCAACGAAGTTTTATCCTTTTCAGGATCGGACTTCGTTCCGCCCAAGTTCTTGACCTTTCCACTTTCGGATAACTTGGCGATATAATCAGCCTCGGCCTTTATCGCCTCGGTAATTCCGTCTGCGGATTCTGCGGCCTCGAACCTCTTGAGCAATTGATCCTTGGCAGCGGCGGGAAGCTCGGCCTTTTCCACAGCCTCTTTTATAGCGGCTTGTGCAGTGGCTTTTGCTTGTGCCTTTTCAGCCTCAGTAATTTTGTTCTTGAGATCATTGTTTTCCGTGGTTAGTGATTCGACGGAGCTTTCCAGCTCTTTTACCTTTGCGTCTAATTCCATTTTGATTTTTACCTCCTGGTTAATTTCTGTCCTGATGTTAGACTCGATGGCCTTGATTAAATCAGGACGCCTATCTTTTAGAGCCGATATATCGATCAGGTCAATGTCGGTCCTATCCGATTCGTAGAATGTGACAATTCCGCCTGCGCCTGGCTCGGTGACAAAATCAACCGACCTGGCGGCAACGAGTTTCTCAATTATCAGCGTTTCCTTTCCGTCAACCGTTCCTTTAGTCGCACTCCCGACTGCATTGATAGAAACGCCCATTTCACTGAGCATTTTCTTATCTCTGAGTGAAGCTAGTTTATTCATAAGCCACGGTTCGACTATTTCGGCTACGCCAGTGACAACCCCGTTTTCGTCACAAGTAACTTTGGATAGAGTTGCGACCCAATCCTTTATCGACCTTTCCGGACGTGCCTTATCTTCTGCCTCGGTGGGATGATCGGCGTACATCTTCTGACCTTCAAATACTTTGTAATCCCTCTTAAGCATTTCGGCAGGGTAATATCTATCTTCTGAGGCATTAAAGCCAGGTTTAATAACAATAACAGTGGCCCGGCCTTTGTCGAATTTGGCCTCGGTCAAAGGCGTATATGTCAAGAGGCGTTCACGTGTTTCGGACTCTTTCACCCATCGCGGTATATCGTCCTCAGTCACTTCCAGTTTCCTGTAAGCAGCACGTATTTTCCTTTTCACGTTAGATAGCTCGGCGGCCGGCAGCTTTTCTTTGCCGCCAGGACTTAACGCAGCAGCTAATTTATTAAGCTGTGTTTTCGTGGTCTTCTTATCAAGGTCCTCCCACATTCTCAATTTCCATGATTCTGGCTTTTCTTTGTCTTCAACGAAAGCATATGCTTCAGCAGGGTATTTAATCCCGCCCTCTGTTTTGACAAGACCCTGTTCGAGTAGCCATTTCAAAGTTGAGTCTGCCTCTTTGGTTGTGGCCTTGATTTTCTTATCGCCGGGGTCCTCGGATGATAAAAGCTCCTGGCATAACTCGACGATCTTCTTTATCCTGGCCGAGTCCAGGGAAGCGTTGCGGCGTCCGGCCTCCTGAATAATATCGGCATACGTGGTTCTCAGGGATTCCATTGGCTCATAGACTTTTTTCGCCAGCACCTTTTCAGGCTCACCGAAAGAAGCGGCGCCGTTCTCTAATGTATAAGTGGTTTTATAAGACTGTCCGTTTACATTATATATAAGGTAGTCATCGTAGAAGTCCTCGACCAACACACCCTTCGGTATGGTATCTTCTTTCTGTAAAGCATATTCGGCGGTCAAGGCCGTTTGTAAGAGATTGCGTTTATCTTCCTGGCTTAATTCCATGCTGATTACCTCCTGTAATAAAAAAGCCGCCCTTCCGAGCGGCTTTGAGTTTTAACAGACTATTATTTAACCTTTCTTTTCTTTGGAAAAATCCCTTGATTACCGCGTATTTTGTTTTTCTCTTGCGTAATATTGAATTCCCTTATCCCCATCAACTGGCTTCCTGTGATCGGCTTCGCCCGATGCAATAGAGTGGGGTATCCCTTCGGGATATGCCTTACATGTACCAAGTTTAGATAATTCTAGGTTGCTATAAATGCAACTAAAACAGTTTAAATCTATTCCCCATTCGCTCATAATTAAACCTACTTAATAATAACAATGTTCTTGGCATCAAACACACATAATTCTTCTTTCGAGAATTTAAACAATACGGAGTCATACCCCTCTTTCTGTAAAATTTCCCTCATTTTTACAGGGAAATTCATGTTATCATTTGCATACCCCTCAGAGAAATTATGTTTTTTAGCTAACCTGAGAAAATCGTTTGGTTTACAAGTATTCTTAACATTTATTTTTATCTTTAACGTTTGGCTGCCATACGAATTAGCTGCCGATACATCTGGCGAGAAATAGAATCCTTCCCCAAGCATTCCCTTATTACCCGTAGTTGACCCAATAAACTGGCTCTCAAATCCATTCTTGCTTATCCTATCTGCATTAAATGTACCGTGGTAGACTTCCTCTTTATATGCACTATCTTTCGCCCAGGCATCAGCTTCAGATTGTGACATTTTTGGTTTCCATTCTGGTTCACCAGTAGGCGCCTTCTTGGTTGGTTTCCCTTTCAATATTGCCGGTGCTATAGCACATGTGCAATTAGGATGCGCGGGAGGCGCTGCATGTCCCGAAGGAAATACATCTTTAGTTGAGATCACACCCTTGGCCTCATTGGAGGCGCAAATATTACAGTCTGTCCCGCCCCATACCCACTCTTTACCATCTACGTCCATATCTTCCATAGCGTCCAAAGATGATTGAGATAATGCGCTGGCTGTTTCAGTCCGGGCGATCATATCGCTGCGGTATTTTGCCATGTCGGTAAATGTCTGTCTGAGGTCCCGTGAAATCCCGGGAATTCCACGTTTGTTTTGTATACCCTGTGAAATTACATTAGCGAGCCGGCGCTTGGTTTCCTTATTCATACCAGTGACAAGCTGGGCGCCGTGTTTATCAGCCCAATCAATAGCCGCTTGCATGGGCGGCCCTTCATAAGATATTGGCATACCGCCTTTCGTCTTTCCCCACTCAACCATCTCGGCCTGGCCGGAAAGATAAACCTCTGCTAATTGTCCGTCAATTTCTTTCTTTATGGTATCATCAAATGCGGCCAGTATAGGATCAATGATATTCTCGGCCTCACTCCCCAGACTCTCTTTCACGTGTCGATTATAGATTGCGTCCAGCTTAGAATATGGGAACGCATTGTCCATGTCATTAAAATACTTTGTTAAAATGCGCTGCAGGGGTTTCATTAAGCGCTGATTTTTGGGGCTTTGCGGATTGGCCGGGATATCGGCCTCCAGGACCTCGATTAAATCAGACAGGGCTTGTTGCATTACACGCCTTGCATGGTAATCTGATCAACCCATGCTCGAACTCGACATAGCCTAATCCCCTACAGGCTTGACAAGTTTTCGGTTTGTCAAGGTGCTCTCGTTTTATGCCATATCCTTCCATGACCTGGCGGACCCGCTCACGGCTCACGCCTTTGAGTGAACCGATTTCCTCCAGTGTCATGCCGTCTTCAATGTACAGTTTGGTTAGTTCGCCTTTGTCCCATTTAGACATGCTTGATCTCCTTTAGTTTCTCCGTATATTGTATAAGCGCCTTTCTTAGCTTCAAGCTCTCGTTAGTACTTGACGACTTGTCTAGGCTGTCAAGTACCTCGTTTACATTATTAATACCTAAACTCATAAGAGCTGCCTGCTGTACGTCCTGTACTGAGGAAAACTCCGGGAATGCTGCGACAATGGCCTGGATGGAAAGCGCCATCTGTGCCTGATCTTCCGGTGCTATGGCCGGGAAGTCCATATCAACATAACGCTTGTCTTCAGGGATATTAGCTTTTTCCAAAATCAAATTATCAATGTCTTTATAGGCCCCTGACCAGATGGCTTGATAGGACTGAAACTGCTTCATCATGGGAAGTTCGACGGTCTTAGCAGTGGCCAGGTTCCCGGTTGACAGGTCGCCAAAATACTGTTCAGGGATTCCCACGCCTGAGCAATGCTGGAGTTTTAACATTCTACCGTCTGTGTAGGCATTCGAAGCGCCCGAGTCTGTCTTGATTGGGTTTAAAGTTACTGCTTCGTTTTCTACCTTCGTAGATCCGGCTGCGGGTTTCTCGTCGTTCAAAACGGCCTTGATTGCAGCCACACTATCGGCACCGCCTTTGACCTTGGCATCCCAGGCAAATCTTGCTAATGCCAGCATGACGGCTACACGGGACGACAAGAACTGACGGTAAAGCTTCACCCAGTCTAAGACAGGCAGAAGTAAAGGCGTTCCCCTCTGATTAGTACCGAGGGCCAGATGATAGATAAGGGCATCTTGAGTTTTCTTATGGTTGGACCCAGCCTGATCGGGGGTCTCTTCATCCTTAATATTCCCAAAGCTGCGATAATAACCTGTTTTCGATTGTCCCTGCGGGTTAGTCCATTCCCTTTTATAATACCTGACATCTTCGATGTCGTCGGGATTCGTGATTATCTCCGTAATCTCAAGCGGGTCAATTGTACGTATGGTCGATTTATCCCCTAAGAAAATAGCAAAGAATATCTCCCCGTCTGTTAAGAGCTTGTTTGAGCATTTCCTTTGGCCCTTTGGGGATAAGATAGGCGAATTTGCCGGCGAGTCCCAAAATGCAGCCATGGCTTTCTTGGTGCTTTCTTCTTCTGTGTTCCATGACATACCAGGCCCGAAAGTATAATCAGTCCACAAACGGATAGCCTGCACGCACAGCGGGTCTTTTTGCGAATAGATACGGCTCTTCTGTACGTACTCTTTACGCTCGGCGTCGCTTAGAATATTAACGCCCGTTGTTGAGGAACCGAGCTTTATATATCCCTCATCTTCCAGGCCAATAATGTCCTCGACAGATTTATGGGCTTCTTTTAATATTGATTGGAATTCTTCAATCATAAATCCATATCCTCAATGAGTTTCATGCTGTCAAAAATGATTCGTGCATTTTGTGGTTCGGGCGGCTCTGTGATACCCATTACGGCGTATCTTCGTGAGTCCATTCCATGAGAAAATTGATGTGTCGTGCGCTCGGTATAGCGCCCCATCTTGTCTTGAATATATCGGAAGTTCCTTTGCTCTTTTATGCAGTTGAGTGATCCAGTCGTCCAGTGCTGTTTTCTTTGCCTGACGGCCTGGTGGCCGAATTCCACAGATCCCGGTCCTTTAGTAACCGGCTTGACATTCCAACCCATTCTACATAGCTCTTCGATTGATTTTGGCTCGGCTGAGTCCGCATATATAAGGTCAAAGTGTTTTTTAAGTCCCAGGTCCGTCATGCGAGCTGAGATGTCCTGGTTGGTCAAGTTCGTTTCGTACATCAATTCCTCAGAGTAAATCTCCAAAGGTGTGATGATGTTCTTTGTAAGCGAGGCCGGGTCTCCTGAAAATCCAAAGTCAAGGCCGAATATAACATCCCCTCTTTCAGGTAATTCAGCCTGATCAAAGAGCGGATATACAAGGCCCTCGACTTTGCCTATTCTCCCCAGGCCGTAAACATTCCACCAGTTTGGATCGCCTTTGTTTGACTCGATGTTTGCAACGACTTCTTTCGGGAGAACGTCAATAGCGTCAAGGTACGTTGAATGAATGTACTGGTTTTCCGGTTTGTTTAAAAGGTTCTCATGCGCCCAAAACTCACTTACCGGGTTCCAGTCAAGGAATGTAAAGAGCCTGGTCCTGACGTCCAGTTCCCTGAACGCGTCATAGGCTACGTTGTTGGCCTCGTTGATGAACAGGATATCACGCCGGCCGCCCCTCATCTTGCTTGGTTCGTCAGCTGGGAAGAATTCTACGGTCCCGAGTCCAAAATGGTAAACCTGTTCGGATTTATTGTACTTCGAATCGTCAAAGCTCTCGGCCATGATCGACTTGAAATCCCGTATACATCCTCTTTTCAAATGCGGGAGGGATTCCGAAACTATCGAGATAAGCAGCTTCTTTTTGGTGTACTGTGCAACTAAAATTAGTAACTGGATGATTGAGTATGTCTTAGATGAAGCAGTCCCGCCCTCGTTTAACGCCCGCCGTTTATCCCTGAGGGCCTCGGCGTTCCTCTCGTATACATTGGTAGTATTGATATCCACATTTAATCCGTAAGGTCC